CCTGACAAAAAAACAGCCATTTTTGAGACAGCAATGCGCATATGTCAAATAATCTCGACCCAAGTTCATCACTTCCGCTGTCCCAATCGCGCGTCCTCGATTACAACGCGAGCATCCTGCGCGGCGAAACGCCTGCGGGAAAGTGGATCTACGCCGCGGCGCGCAGGTTTCAGGCCGACCGCGAGCGCACCGACATCTACATGGAATGGGCAGCCGTCGCGCAGCTCGATGAGCATTTCCAATCGCTTGCACTGGTGGGCGAATTCACCGGCCAGTCATTTCGGTTGCACGATTGGCAATTGTGGGCGCTCGCGAATCTGATCGGCTGGCGCAACACCGATGGCCGCCGGCGAATCAAACTTGGCATGCTCCAAGTTGCCAGGGGCAACGGCAAAACCACCCTGATGGCCGGTCTAGCGCTGTGGGATTTGCTCGACGGTGAGGGAAAAAGGGTGCATGTCATCGCGAACAATGAGGAGCAAGCGGGAATCTGTCTCGACACTGCGCGGCAAATGGTGCAGAAATTGGGAGATCCTGACATGGTCACGCGCCATGATCGTGTCATTCGGCGCGACGCTGACTGCGTGATGACGGCGCTGCCGGCCATCGAACGCAGCCTTGACGGCCTAAACCCGTCGCTGTGGATTGCGGATGAGGCTGCGGAATTCAAGGGAAGATTTCTGACGAAACTGCTGACCACTGGCGCGAAGCGGCGCGAGTCGCTTGGCATCATCATTTCAACGCCTGGTTCTAATCCCGAATCGCACTATTCGGAACTGGTGAAGCAAGGCGAAGACATCCTAAGCGGGGAACTGATCGACGATGCAACCATGCCGTTGCTGTACGGCATCGACATCACTGACCAACCTGACGATGAATCGGCTTGGCCAAAAGCAAATCCTGGCATGGCCTACGGTCAACCCGAAGCGAAGCAATTGCGGCGCAGTTGGACAACCATGCGCCGCAGTCCAATGGGACGCGGCGAATTCATCCGCTACCACTGCGCGCGCACAGACGAGAATACGGGCGGTTGGTTGGATATGAATCTGTGGCCGAAAGCGGAAGCAATCGATTGGGAATCGCTGCGCAAACGGCCTGCGTGGGTAGGACTTGACCTGTCCAAATCACAGGACATGACGGCGCTAGTCGTGGCCGTGCCGCTCGACGATGGCCGCGTGGCGCTGCGTGGGCACTACTGGTGGCCGTCCGATCATGTAGCGGCTCGCGAACTTGATTATCGAATGCCTGTGCGCCAGTGGGCGGCTGAGCGCAAACTAACACTGACGCCAGGGGCGGCTATTTCCTATGAGGACATTAAATTGGAAGTGCTTAGGTTGCGCGAGGAATTCGATGTGCGCGCCGTCGGCTATGACGCATGGGGCGCGCACCTACTCGCTGAGCAATTGACCGAAGCGCAGGTGCCGCTAGTTACATATCGAATGGGGATTGCAACCTTCGCACCTGGCTGTGCGCTGTGGCAGAACATGTGGTCAGGCGGCCGATTAGTCATCGGTGACGACCCAATTTTGCGGCGTTCATGTGCCGAAGCACACGCGAAAGTAGACATAAACGGCAATGTGCGGCCGATCAAATCCCGTACATTCTGCATTCTCGACCCGTTGGTGGCGTCGATTATGGCCGTCCATGTATGGGGAGGTAAGCGCGCGTCGTGTTATGAAGATGGAAATCTTGGCATTTAGACGCAATCCGTTCACCATTTGACCACTTAGCATGCCCCGCATGCTGAAAGCGTTCGCACAGCGCATGTTCGGTTTTTGGCCGAACACTACGATTTATCCACTAAGCACCGGCAATGGTTCGATGCCAGTGGTGTTGCCGTCAAACGCACTGCAATACACGCCCGTGTATCGCGCGGCGTCGCTGATTGCCAACGATGTTGCGCGCGCGCGCGCGGACATCACGAACGATGTTGCGCACATTCTTTTCCGCGAACCTAACCGCTACATGAGCGGTTTCGAGTTTCGGCGCTCGCTCACATTGCAGGCCGTGTTGTATGGCAACGCATTTGCGTTGATCAATCGCACAATGGGCGGCGAATTGTTGGAGCTGATCCCGCTTGGCGTTGACACCGTCAGCCTTGATTTGTCCACAAATGAACCGATTTACAAAACGCAAGCCTACGGCGACATCCCGACGCAATCAATGTTGCACATTCGCGCGCTTGGAATCGATGGATTGTGGGGGGAATCTGCTGCGCGATTGTGCCGGACGGCGCTGACAATCATGGCTGCGCAGGAGAATTCGCAGTTGGAATCAATGCGCAACGCCGGCAACCCTAAGCTGGCGCTGTTGCACCCTGGCGCGCTGAGCGAATCCGCGCGGCAACGAATTGCGGAACTGTATTTGAGCGGACACGCAGGCGCGACGAACACCGGCAAACCGTTGGTACTCGCTGACGGCATGCGCGTGGAAAAGATTTCATCCACGATGGACGATGCCGGCCTAACGGCTGCGCGGAAATATTCCATCGGTGATGTCTCGCGCATTTATGGCGTGCCGACTCACATGCTCGGTGATGACACCGGCAAGGGCTACGGCTCGCTCGAATGGGCGGGGCGCGCCTACCTTGACGGTTGTTTGAGCGGGTGGTTTGCCGCGTGGGAAGCCGAAATACAACGGAAATTGCTTAGCGCTGGTGACGCTGTTTCGTTTGATGTCGATTTCATCATTCGTCCGTCACTCGCTGAGCAAATGGCAGCGCTTCGCACAGGCGTTGAATCAGGCATTATCACGAGAAATGAAGCGCGTGACAAACTCGATTTGCCACCACTTGACGGTCTAGACGATCCAATCGTGGCGAAAAACATGGGATTGGGCGGCGGCCAAACAAACATCGGTGATGACACCGATAAAGGAATTTCTAATGATTTCCCGCCGTGATTTCAACGCGTCCACCACAGTCGAGGGTAGAACGCTTAGCGGTACCGCTGCCGTCTATGGCCTGCCGTCGAGACTCATCACTGAGCGGGGGCGCGCGTTCACTGAGCGCATTGCGCCAGGTGCATTCCGCAACTCGCTCGGTGATGATGTCAAATTGTTCTACCAACACAACGCGTCGATGCCACTGGCGCGCACGCGCAGCGGAACGCTCATCCTGAGCGATTCACCCGCCGGCCTGTTGTTTAGCGCGAATCTTCCCGACACGACGCTAGGAAATGATGTGCGCGAGTTGCTTGCGCGCGGCGATTTGAGCGGAGAAATGTCATTCGGGTTTTTCGTGATGGAAGATGAATGGAACGCTGCGCGCACCGAACGCACAGTGAAGACCGCAAAACTGTCTGAAATCAGCGTCGTTGTAGACGCTGCGTATCCGCAAACCCAATCAAGCCTGCGTGCCACTAGCACGGAATTTCACGCTGCGTGTGCAGCACGGCTTGAACTCCACTTGAAAAGGATGAAACATGTCTGACCATGATGAACTCGGTGCTATCACGCACACTTACCGCAAGGCGCTCGACGCCTACGCCGCGCGCTCTGGCCTGAAAACCGAAACCGTAGACACCCGCGGCAGCGGTTCCGAAAAGGAAATGTTCGCGAAGATGGACAGTGACTTGACCGCAACAGAGTTGCGCGCGCAAAACGCTGCTGTCCTCGCGCGCTTGGCGAAGATTGAAGCGCAACCGCAATTCGTTGCGCGCGCAGCTGGCGCAGCATTGTCCGACCGCGACAACCCCGACAGCGCTGCATACGCGGCGCGTTGGCTGAGCGCAGCGGCGCGCGGCGATTTGAGCGAATTCCGCGCGCTGGCCACATCAGGCACCGGCGTTGCAACTCCAACCGATTTGGAGCGGCGCATCATTCAAAAATTGCAGCAAGCGAGCGTGTTGCGCACGCTTGCAAAGGTGTCAACGATTGACAGCAAGCGCTCTATTTCAATGGAGGCCGCGCTGCCAACTAGCGCACTGGTTGCCGAAGCCGGCGCCATCACGGCTTCCGACCCAACATTCGGCACACAGATTTCCGTAGTGCCGTACAAATTTGTTTGCGCCACAACCATGTCGCAGGAATTCATCGACGATGTCATCGGAAATGGTGGCATCGGCACCGGCATGCAATATGTTGCCGACCGTTGCGGAATGAGTCTCGCGAAGACACTCGACCAGTACTACACCATTGGTACCGGAGCTTCCCAACCACAGGGAATTGGCGACACAACCGGCGCAGCGTTCGCAACCACAAATGTCTCAAACATCATTGCGCAGGGCGTCACGCTTGCCGACGATGCAGCCGTGGACGCCATCACTGGCGACAACTTGATCGATTGCGTGCATGCAGTTCCTGTGCAGTATCGCAGCGGCAATTTCAAGATTCTCACCAGTGATACCGTCATTAAAAATGTGCGAAAAATCAAGGTTTCCACCACTGATTATGTGTGGAAGATTGGCAGCGAGGGCGGCATTGCCGGCGGCGTGCCAGCCACCATTTACGGCATCCCATACTCCATTGGCACTCATGTGCCAACCACACAGGGCGCAACCCTGACTACCAGTGGTGTTCGTGGCGCTGCGTATTTCATTGTTGGAAATTGGGACTACTTTGAGATCTTCGACCGCACGGGCATGACTTCGATGATTGATCCATACAGCGCGGCGGCAAATCAGCAATCGACGCTGTATGTCCACATGCGCACCGATTCACGCATCATGTTGCCCGAAGCATTTGCATGCATCAGCGCAGTCAACACGGCTTGATTTGAATTCCTCCCCCGTGGGCGGCGCGCGGAAACGCGCGCCGCTCATTTATGGCAAGTTTGCCCATTCCACTTGATGTGTTGCGCACACGCTTGCGCGTCGAAGTTGAATCCGATGACACGGACTTGGCGACGCTGTGCATTGCTGCCGGCGAAATCATTGCGCGTGAAACTGGCCTAGCGCTCACGCGCACAGTGCATACAGCATCAATCGTTGCCTGGCGCGACTACACGCCGAAGATGCAACCAAATGCTGTGGTCAGCACTGTCACTTACCAAGACGATGCGAATGTAACGCAAACGCTGCCGACATCGCAGTGGTATGTCACGATGGATGACGAAATGCCTGTGCTGCATTTCAACACGACCATCGTGCCAAAATTGAACACGCAGCCGCTCGTCTACTACACGGCCGGCTACGACCAGATCCCTCACGCGCTGCAACAATGCATCGTTGCGCTTGTCGGCAGCTGGTACAACAACCCTGAGGCTTCAAATGTCGCAAGCCTCGCTGAGGTGCCGTTGTCGTATCGCTACATTCTGTCGCAGTATTCCGCGAGGAGTCCGCTTCGATGATTAGCGCCGGCCGTCTACGATTCCTCGCGCGTCGCCAAATCGCTAGCGTCATTCAGGACGCCCTAGGATTGCGCACAGCCGCCTGGGTCGATGGCCAGTACTTTAGGTGTGATGTGCGCAGCGACAGCGCACAGGAGCAAGGCTACGCCGACGGCGTGGCTGTGATGGCAACCTATGAAGTGCGCTGCCGGTGGAACACCTGCGTTTCGATTGGCCTGACAGCGTCCGACCGCATACTAGTGCGCGGAAAACTGTTGCGCGTGCGCGCGATTCGCAACCTAGAAGAGGCCGACCGCGTCGCCGTCATTGATTGCGAGCATATACAGTGAGCATCGAAAGCACCGTGCGCAACATGCTGACGAGCGCGAGCGGCATGAGTGTGCCCGATCAGCGCATCACGCTTGGCTATCGACTCCAAGACAGCGTGCTTCCGGCCATCACATTTGAAGTGACCGCCATGGAAAAAGTCGCGTTCGACTCGGTGAAATCTTGCGAGGTTGAACTACGCGCCATTGCCGAAACCACTGAAGCCGCGCTAGACATCGCATCAGAATTGGAAGGCGCCGTCCGGACGGGCACCTGGCTGGCGATTCAGATTACAGCTGCGCTGTGGCTGAACGCGCGCGTCGAACCACCATCACCAGGCGAAGGCGACGAATCGCTACCCGCTGAAGTGATTTGTACCGCTCAACTTTTCTACAAATAGGATCTACCAATGGCAGCACTTACCACAGCAGGTTTGACCGTTTCGTGGGGCGGCGTATCCGTCACCGGAATTGGAACTGCAACCGTGACCACAACGCAGTCATTGGTGGAAACCACTGACATTACATCTGCAACACAGACATTTTTTACAGGCAATCGCACATCAACTGCGAGCGTCGAAATGTTTTACGATCAGGGCGTAGCCGCAATGGCGTCGATTGAAACTGCCGCCAACACTGGCGCCGCGAGCGAAACGCTGTTGATTACGCTTGCAAGCGGAATGAGTTACAGCGGCCAGGCCTTCGTCACATCGTTTCAAGCCACTGGCGGCATCAACGATGTGCTGCGCGCTTCAATTGAATTCCAATACACGAGCGCGGTAACACTTGCATGAGTATCCGCGACGCCTTGACATTGCGACCCGCTACCTACACGCTGACCGGCGGCATGCAGTACACGCTGCGGCGGCCGTCGGCGCTTGACCTGATTGAGGCGCTTGAATTTTCTGCTGACCACCCCGCGCAAATGCAAGCGTGGTTTGTGTGGCGGCACCTGATCGACGATCAGGGCGCCGTGTTTGCAACGATTGATGATGTGCTGAATTCTGACGCGCTGGCCGTCGTGGAAATCGCAACGAACGCCAGTGCGCTCTACAGCGAGGGACGGGACTAGGGCGCGCCGCGCGCACGGTGCTGCGCGCGGCGCTCACGATGGTAAGCACCGATTTATCGACAGTGCCGGTTGCATTGCTGAACATCACACTTGATATTCCTGATTGGGATTCCATCCGTGGCAAACTCGACTCCATTCCGCGTGCAATTCAAGATTCCGGACGCGGATTTGAAAGCGCTGCGCAGTGCGCTGCAACTGTTGGCAGTGGATGTTCGTCGGCGCGTATCGCGGCAAGGCATACGAAAGTGGTTGACCGACGCAAAATCGTTGGCGAAGACAGCGGCGTACAGTAGAGCGAAGGCGACCAAACGGAACCTGATCATTAAGGTGAAGACATATAAGCGCACCATCATTTGGGGCGCTGTTGGTGTCCGTGTTAGTGCCAATTCGCCTGGCTGGCGCTCGCACCTATACGATGGCGGCTATCGCCCGTGGCGCAAGGGCTTTGATCAGAACGGCAAATCGATTTTGCCAACTAAACCCATGCCGCGCAAGTTTGCGCGCAAGCATAAGATCGCGCCATTCATCGCAAAGAATCGCGGGTGGCGCGCCGGCAAACGCAAGCGCGGACTCGGCGCTGTGACGCATCGTCATATGTATTTGACCGAAACGGCGAAGATTATGGCGCGGCATGCCGCGGGATACATCATCCCATTTGTGATGAAATCAATTCACGAAAGTAGGAACCGTGGCTGATCAACGCATTCCAAAAGTCAACATCCCGCTTACGGTCAACACGACCGGTATGGACGCGCCGCTAAAGGCTGCCGAACGCAAGGTGCGCGCGACGGCTGACCGCATTGCAAAAATGAAGACGGGCAGCGGCGGCGGCGGCGGCATGGCGCTCGGCAAGGCCGCTTCGCAGGCCGGTCTATCTATGGGAGGTTTCGGCGCACTCGGCGCCGTGGGCGGCGCAATGGGCGGCGCTGGTGCCGGGGTTGGTTTGGCGCTGTCGCCGTTCATCGCATCCACCGCAATCCTCTCAATGTTTGACGCAGCTACAAAAGGCGCCAGTGATGCGCTGTCGAAATTTCAAGGCGGCGCCGAACAAACATTCGCAAAGAATAGCGTCATCTTAGAGCGCTTGGCGTCGATGGAAAAGACAAGCGGCAGCGTGGGCAAGGGCACAATGGCGCAAGCGTTTCTAAGTGGTTCATCGACCGACGGGCAAGCCGGCGGCGCAGTCAAATGGGCGAACGAATTCCAAGACGGCGCGCGCATATTTGCAGCTGGCGTCGGCGCGTTCCTAAGCGGGAAGACTTGGGAGCAAGTGAAGAATGAGGCGTCGCTAGCAACTGCCAATGATTCAGGCGCGGCCATCATCAAGCGCAACATGGAGCAACAGCGAATCGTTGATACAGCAGAGGGCTATCAGGGATTCGGCGCGGCGCCCATTTCGTGGGCGTTTGATCGTGCTATTCAGAATTCATCAACCCTGCAATGGGCAATGAAGCAAGGAATCTAAGTGCCTACTAGCACCACCACTTATACATATAACGATTTAGATATCTCGTCACGCACTTCGCCCATTGGCGGGGAATCGGATATCGCGCACACGCGCATATTTTGGCGCAACGATGGCGCGCCGATATTCGCAATCGATGACACGAAACTGGCCGTAAAGGAGGGCGTAATTCCCGTTCCTGATCAGTACTACATTGCGCCAGGAACTGTGACAACGCAAACATGGGAGCAATTTGCGCGGTTCCGTTCGTACAACCTTGAACAGGTTGACAAATATAGATTGCGCGTGCAATTGCGTTGGTCAACGCTATGGGTGAACGATCCAACATCGGGGTTGCAAGTTCCTGAATATGCATTGGCATCGTCGATGGAGTATTCCGCGCAAACGCGCAGCATGCGACTCTACCGAACGGGTTGGGCAGTCCCGCCGTCAAATGTCAACACGACAGCGGACATTGGCGGCACATCGCTCGCCGGTCAGGATGGCGCGATTAGTGTGCAAGTTCCACAGGTGCGCATCCG